GGTATATATATGACAGGTGGAGGAAGCTTAATAGATGGCTTAGATAAGTTAATACAGGAAAATACTGGAATAAACGTAATGGTAGCTGAAGATGCTATTTCTTGTGTTGCAATTGGTACAGGAAAGGCTTTAAATAATTTAGATGTGTTAGAGAGAAAAAAAGGAAAAATTAGCTGAAAGTGAGAGGTAGTATGGAAAATAAAAAGAAAAAGTCTGTTGCCTTTTTTACATTACGGTTGTCCGTGTGTATAATCAAATATGATATGATAAAACCCAAGTGGCTGTAAGTAAAAACCGCTTGGGCATTTTTGATATTTTTTATTGATTTTTATAATTAAAGTGATGTATTATTCCATTTTTGAAAGTAATATTATAGATTTTTCCCCTTTCTACAGATACATCAGCAATGATTGTATTTATAAAATCTTTTATGGTTTGTTTATCCAAATTATTCAATAAAGAAAGCACATCAATATTTTTTACACTTGATAAGTTTTTAGTTAATAAATAAAAACTTGCTTTTGATAATACATTGAAATCGTTATTATTAATAAATGGTGTATCGTTTAATTTTACTTCTTGTATTTTCTTATTTACACTTTCAATTTTATCAGAAATTTCCTTACGTTTAATTACAAAGTCTTTTTGACTCATAGAATTAATATCATAAAGATAAAGATCATCTAATCGTTTCAATGCCTTTTCATATTTTTCTTTTTCCGCTTCATAAATTGCGTTTTGACTTATAATTGCTTCTTGTTTTTCTTCTTCTAATGAATTATAAGTAACCAATGTATTATTAATTAATAAATCATAAGTATTTTTTAGATCTTGTTTTTCAATATGATCTATGTCTTCAAAATATTTTCCACGCAATAAAATACTTTCCATATCACGTAAAGAATGCTTTGATGTAATTCTTTCCTGCAGTGTCATATAGTTAGCAATATAATTTATTAATCCAGGTAAAATTGCTAAATCGCTGGAATAATTCGCACAGGTATAATTAACATTAAATGCATAACATGTGTATCGTGATGGAGTAAAACCTTCTTTTCGAGCACGATCCAAACCAGAATGCATTTTCTTTCCACATTTGTGACAACTTGCTATTCCAGAAAGAATATGAACTTTATTATTTGTTCTTTGGTAATTTTTATCACCCTTGTAATTTCCTTGAATAATTTTTCCCACCCTTTCAAATTGTTCTTTATTGATTATGGCCTGATGATTATCTTCTACAACAACCCATTCGCTTTTGTCTTTCCACCTTCTAGTTTTTCTAGTTTTAGTATTATAACGATATGTTCCAATATAAAAAGGATTTGTAAGGATGCTGCCAACTGTACGAGGGGTCCAGGTACCATTCCTTTTTGTTGGAATCTTTTCGATATTTAATTTTTTAGCTAATTTTGTAGTTGATTTTATTATTTCATACTGGTCATAAATATACTGGACTACTTTTGCCTCACTATCACATGGCCTAGGGAATTTTGTTTCTGCATCCCATTCATAACCTAGAGGAATTGTAGCACCATTCCATAAACCTTTTTGAGCACGAGAAATCATAACAGAGAAAACACGTTCTCCTGTTAATTTTCTTTCAAGTTCTGCAAATACTAATATGATTTTTAGCATTGCCTCACCCATAGCTGTAGATGTATCAAATTGCTCATTCCTTGAGATAAATGTTACATTATACTTTTTTAGTTCATCATACATCTCAGAGAAATCACGCAAGTTTCTGCTTATACGGTCAATCTTCCATACAATTAAGTGTGAAAATTCTCCTTTTTTAATTCTGTTCATCATATCTTGATATGCTGGCCTGTCAGTTGTTCCACCAGAATAACCTGCATCCTCAAATATTTCAAAATCTTCAATTCCTAATACATATTTTGTATAATTTGTTAAATCGCTTCTTTGCAAAGGTAGAGAGTCCTTATCAATTTGATGAGTAGTAGATACCCTTACATATAAAGCTGATTTTTTCTTTTTTTCCACAATAAAAAACCTCCATTTTCTTATAATAAATTTTGAATTTACTATTGAAAATGAAGACACTTTACGATATAATAATAAAGTATTCACTTTCAATAGTGATTACGCTCTGGATAATGTGTGGTGTCCGCAAAAACAATACACATTATCCTTTTTTTATATTAAAATACATCATTTAAAAATGTAATTCTAACCCATTCAATATTTTTTCCATTTATTCCACACCAGCAATCTGGAACACTTGTATTTTTTATTCTAATTGCAGATCCGGTGTTTATTTCTTCAGTAGTTTCAAATTTAGTTAAGTGAAACATTTTGTAAACATCACTAATCGAATTAAAAGGTATTTTTTCATTAATGCTAATACGTACTAATAAATTATCCTTAAAAATATATTCATAATTATTATAATATAATGTTTCTAAAGGAATTTTTGTATTATCAGGTTGTGTATAATTCCAACTTTCTGCATTGTCAGGCTGGCCATATTTAACAATTAGTTCTTCTTTGCTAATTGTAGTAGCTGCAGTTTTATAAAAATCATTAACATTTAAAATTTCCTTTGTAGATACAGTATTGCCAGTGGTAGACTCGATAATAATACCTATAAAAATAATTCCTAAAATTAAAACTATTCCTGGACCAATTCCGGTTATTTTTCCTTTTGTATTATTAGAATTCTTATTACTTTTCATATAGAAACCTCCTTAATTTTTGAAAGCACTTTTATTTTCTGATTTGATAACTTTTCCAAGTACCTTAATTTTATTTAATTCTGTAATTTTTAGATCTATGTCCTTATAATACCCATTCATTGCTACTAATTTATAATAGGTTTTATCATCACTTAAAATAAATTTTCTAATGGTATTACGATTATTCATATTAATTAGTAAGGTTGCACCATCCTCAATATTATTTTGTTTGTAAATTAATGCAATATCACCTACATCTAATAAAGGAAACATTGCATCATCTTCAGATGCAAATTCAAAATAATTATTGTCAGTTCGCTCTTCAATTAATTTTGAAAAATGTATTCCAAAGTAATCTGCTAATAGTACAATCTTATCCATGCGAGGTAATTTTTGACCATTACACCAACTGGAAATAGTCGAAGTTTTCAATCCTAAATCTTTAACTAAATCATCTTGGATCTTATTATTAACCTTCATATAATAATTAAGATTATTAGCAAAAATTTTTCTATAAGTATCATCTTTTGATAACATCTTAAAACCTCCTTTTGTTTGATATGCCCTTATTATAACACTTAAAGTATAAAAAAACAATAAAAAAGTGAAAAATTTTTTACTAAAAGTATTGACATTCCACTCAAAGTGTAATAGAATAACCTTAAACTTAGGAAAGGAGAAATGAAATATGTTTAGAATAACACTAACAGCAGCAAGAATTAACGCAGGATACACGCTTGATGAAGTGGCAGATAAACTACACAAAAGCAAAAGCACAATTATTTCATGGGAGAAAGGAAAAACGTCGATAGATGTACATAATTTCAAAGAACTATGTGATCTTTATAATGTACCTATGGAGTTTATTAATTTGCCCTTAAATTCCACTCAAAGTGGAATAGAACAGGAGGAATCATGAACAAATTAAAAATTAAATTAAAAAATTGCGGACACCACACAAAAAAGGAGGAGGTTTTCATTGCCAGATGAAAGAGAAAAAAGAATATGGAAAGAACTTGCAAAAGATGGAATTCATAATGAAAAAGAATTAGATGCAGCAATAAGAAATATGAAACTACTTAATATTGGAGGATTTGTAAATAAATTGGAGGTGAATCAAAATGAGAATTCAAAATAGAAAAAAATTTGTAGCAAGAATATCAGAATTAATTATTTTATTAGTAACAATCGCTTTAACACCTATGGCAATTAATTATGCAACAGCATTAAGAGGACATACTGCTTATGGTGGAGAATATTTAGTTCCATTTTTAGGGTTGTTAGTAATAATGATAATTGAAACTATCTACGAAGATAGCAGAAAAAAGAAATAGGAGGAAAAATAAATGATTAAACATTACTTAGATTTAGCAGATGAATGTATTTCATTAACATACTGGAAGGAAACACACAAAAAAATGTTATTAACATTGGAAACAATGAAAAATAAAATGCAAAATTTGAAAGGAGGGAAACAAGATGCCAGGAAAACACAGTAAAGAAGCTTTAGAAATAAAAAGACTAGAAGAATTGGTTGAACTTCGCGACAAAGAAATTAAAGACATAAAAGTATATTGTGCAGATCAATTCAAAAAGATTAAGGACCTATGCTTTATAAATGAATATGGCGATAGAAATATGAAACTTAGAAAAATTCATGAAATAGCATCGGATAATTTTTCACAATTAGTTACAGACATTGTTATTAACGAAACAGATGAAGACCAAAAAGCAAAAATAATAGAACTACCAAATACCCGCAAAAGTAAAAAATAGTTCTATAAAACACTTACATAAATGCTTTAAAAATATTCTAGCACATTGAAATTAAAAAATCAATAGTAGAAAGGATTGATATCATGAAAATTTGTCCCAAATGTAAAGGACCATTAGGAGATAGACCAGCTCTAAGCCGTAGAGATAATAAAACAGATATATGCTCAGAATGTGGTTACAAAGAGGCTATGGAAGATGCAGAAAAATTAATTAATAGGATGAGAAAGGAGAGCAATAATGGAAATTAGAATTTATAATTTAAAATTAAAAAATTTCAAAGGAATAAAAGATTTAGAAATAGTTTTTGATGGAAAAAATACAAATATTTATGGGAAAAACGCAACAGGAAAAACAACAATTTTTGACGCATTTAAATGGTTATTTTTTGACAAAGACAGCAATGATAGAAAAGATTTCAATATAAAAACATTAGATGAAAATAACAATCCTATTCATTACTTAGAACATGAAGTAGAAGCAACATTAATAATTGATGGCCAAGATATGAATTTCAAAAAAATGTTCAAAGAGAAATGGGTAAAGAAAAGAGGACAGGAACAACAAGAGTTTTCTGGACATGAAACAAGTTACTGGATTGATGAAGTTCCTATAAAAAAGAAAGATTATGAAGAAAAAATAAATAGCATTATACCAGAGAGTTTATTCAAACTTATAACAGATCCATTATTTTTCAATAATCAAATGTCATGGAAAGAAAGAAGAGAACTACTTATAAACATATCTGGAAGCACAATAACAGATGAAAATATACTGAACTCTGATGAAAAATTTACAACATTAAAAGCAAATCTAGACGGAAGGTCA